TTAATATTGGATGGGTATAGCTCGCAACGAGAAGTTTTTGCAAGACCGTTATTTTCAAATATGAAACAACCACCTCTAGAAGGTGAAACAGTCTTATTATTAAGTACTATAGGTAGTTATGCGAGTGGTATAAGTTCTAATGAAGAAATGTACTATTTAGGAATAATAAATCTTCAAGGTAGTGTACATCACAATTCTATACCTAATGTAAATGAAGTTGAGACTAGAAATGAAGGAGGAGGAAATGCTCAATCATATCAAACTACCGGAGCAGGTAGTACTAAAAAACAACAACAAGCAAAAATAGATAGTAAATTTCCTGAATCAAGAAATGTAAAAGCTATACAACCTTACGTTGGTGATGTATTAATTGAGGGTAGATTCGGTAATAGTATTAGATTAACTAGCACATTAAAATCTACTAATGTATATACTAAAAATGCTAATTGGCAGAAAGGCGATGGTACAGAGGGTGATCCTATGTTAATATTACGAGCATCTAAACCTACACAAAATACTAATAAAGTAAATGATTTTATTACTGAAGATTTTACTAAAGATGATTCTATAATTACATTACAAAGCACCCAAGCATTAAACTTTACACCAGGATCAAGTGTTACTGATTCGATTAAGAATCAAAGTTTAGATTCATGGGATAAAGGTCAAAAGTTTGGAGGTAAGCAAATATTAATATCGTCAGGCAGAGTAGTGTTTAATTCAACACAAAATGAAATAATAGCATTTGCTAAAAAAGGAATAGGATTGTCATCAGCCGATGCTATATCATTAGATGCACAAAAAAATATTGAAATGAGTGCTACTAAAATTTTATTAGGCAAAAATGCTGATGAGCCATTAATTATGGGTAATAAAATGAAAGATTGGATGGAACAACTAATAGATGCTATAGGTAAATTAACTGCAATAACAGCAGTTGGCCCATCATCACCATTAGATCAATCACCATTATGGCCAAAAATTGTTGCACTAAAAAATCAATTTCAAAATAACTTAAGTCAAATATCATTCACAAAACAATCAAAGTAAATAATTATTAAAAACGATAGTATGAAATCAAAAGAATTTATATCTGCACTACGACTAATCATTCGAGAGGAAGTTACAAAAGCTGTAAGATCTGAGGTAAGTAGGGTATTATCCGAAGGAACACAACAACCAGTAGTTAGACAGCAACCAGTACAAACTAAACCAGTTGTATCAAAAACACAAAAATTTAAAAACGAAATACTGCAAAGTCTATTAGAAACGACAGACCCAATACAAAGAGGTGGCGCTCCTGTTGGATTTGAGGAGTGGCCAACTATGGAATATAATGGTGCATCATTTATGGGGCATAATACTCCAGGTATAATAAATGCAGCTCCTGATGGTATGAATATTGATCAAATTGAACAGGTAGCTCCTGATGTTGCTCAAGCATTAACTAAAGATTATAGTTCATTAATGAAAGCAATAGATAAAAAACGAGGAATAAAATAAGATGGCCAGAAGAATAAGGCAGATATTACCTATAAATACAAATGATGCTATACGACCAATGAATACTGCGGTCGGTATTAAATTACCATTTTCTGGTAAAACAGGTAACTTATTTGACTTATCGTATACAACAGAAGAACAAGCTATTTCAAATTTGAAAAATCTTTTACTTACTAGAAAAGGTGAAAGATATATGCAGCCATCTTTCGGTACTGACATATACGATTCATTATTTGAACAAAATACTGAAGATCTACCTAATATATTACGAGATGGGATTTCCGCAGATATAGCTTTTTGGTTGCCGTATATAATTATAAATGAATTAACGGTGTCTCAAAATTCTAAATACGAATCTGAACCTATCGGACATATATTACAAATAAGTCTAACAGTTCAAGTTACTGAAAATGGAGCTAGTACACCGATAACAATAACAGTAACACCATCAACAATAACTGTGGAATAATGGCTAATACAACAGATGTAAAATATTTAGGAAAAGACTTTACTCAATTAAGAACAAACTTAATTGAATTTACAAAGAACTATTTCCCAAACACATATACCGATTTTAATGAATCATCACCAGGTATGTTATTTTTGGAAATGTCATCTTATGTAGGTGATGTTCTAAGTTTTTATACTGATAAGCAAATAAAAGAGTCTTTATTAGTAACCGCTGAAGAAAAGACGAATCTATACTCATTAGCACAATCTTTAGGTTATAAAGTAAAAAATAAGATAGCAAGTTCGGTAGATATAGATGTATTTCAATTATTACCATCGGTAGTAAGCGGAAGTACTGTAGTTCCTGATTGGAGTTACGCACTAACAATATCATCAGGAATGGTGGTTAAATCTAAATCATCTACTGCAGAATTTAGAACATTAGAGACTGTTAATTTTAAAACTTTAGAGAACGATCCTAATGCAAATGTGAGTGCATATCAAATTAATGATGTAACTAATCAAATTGAATATTACCTATTAAAGAAATCAGTTAAAGCTGTTGCAGGCAATATTCAAACAGCAACATACACATTTACAGATCCTAAACGTTTCGATAGAATACTATTGAATACAGAAAATATTATTGAGCTAGTAGACATTATTGATTCTGATAATAATAATTGGTATGAAGTTCCAAATTTAGCACAGGATACAATATTTGAAACTATAGCAAATGTAGTACAGAATGACCCGGTATTATCACAATATAATACACCAGTTCCATATTTGCTGAAATTGAGAAAAACAGCCAGACGATTTATTACAAGATTTAGAACTGATGGGACTTTAGAGATACAATTGGAGCGGGCATATCTGCTGATTTGGATGAAGAAATAATACCTAATCCAGATAATGTAGGTTCCGGACTACCAAGTTTACAGTTAATGTATGACTTTCCTATAGATCCATCAAACTTTATGTATACTAAAAGTTATGGATTAGCACCAGCTAATACAGTATTAACAGTTAGGTATACTACAGGTGGTGGGATAGAATCCAACGTACCAGCTTTTGATTTAGATCAGATCATAGAATTAAATTTTGATATAAACGATTCTGGACTAAATGCAAATTTAGTAAATCAACTTAAGGCGTCGGTTGCTTGTACTAATCCAAATCCTGCATCAGGAGGTAAAGATGGTGAATCAGAAGATGATGTTAGAAATAATACATTAGCATTTTTTGCCGCACAAAGTAGAGCAGTTACCGATCAAGATTATATAATTAGAGCATATTCTATGCCTCCGAAATTTGGAGCTATATCAAAAGCTTATGTTATACAAGATGTGCAGGTTAATCAACAGACAAATCAAGCAGTTGCCAATCCATTAGCATTAAATTTATATACTTTAGGATACAATTCAGATGGTACATTAACAGTACTTAATAACGCAGTTAAAGAAAACTTAAAGAATTATTTAACGCCATATAGAATGTTAACAGATGCAATCAATATTACAGATGCATTCATTATTAATTTCGGTATAGAATTTGATATAATAACTTTACCGGAATTTAATTCTAACGAAGTATTGATAAAATGTATTGATACATTAAAACAATATTTTGATATTAAAAAATGGCAAATAAATCAACCTATTATTATATCAAAAATATATACTTTATTAGATAGAGTGGATGGTGTACAAACTGTACCTAGAGTATCAATAAATAATATAGCAAATAAAGAATTAGGATATTCAGAAAATATTTATCCTATGTCTACACAAGATGGGGGTAGTACTAGAAATGGTGTGATCTATCCATCAATGGACCCTAGTATCTTCGAAATAAAATATCCAAATAACGACATAAAAGGTCGTGTAATAAGCCTATAATATTATGATAATAGCATTGACCCCATATAAAGACGCTACAATATACGAAGATTATCCGAATAAGAACACCGGATTAGATGAGATATTAGAACTACAAAAGGTTGCATATAGCACAGGTAGCTATGCAGAATCTAGAGCGTTAATATACTTTAACCAATCAGAAATTTTAGAGACTTTAGATTATGTATCTAATCACACAGCAAGTAATGCAACTTGGTCAGCGTCATTAAAACTAAATACAGTACAAACATCACAGGTACCGTTAGAATATTCAATTGTTGTTGGAGCAATATCAGATTCTTGGACCAACGGAACAGGAAAATTTGCTGATGCAGAATTATCAGGAGGGGCTACCTGGACATATAGAGCAGGAGAAGTAGGTACAGTATGGGCAACAGGTAGTTTTCCAATAGGCACTACAGGTTCATATTATTCCAATCCTGGTGGAGGAACTTGGTATACAGCATCGCAAGCAACACAATCATTTACATTTAAGGAAGATAATGATGTGAATGTAAATGTATCATCAATAGTAGAAGATTGGGAAGCATCGAATTATCTTAATAATGGATTTATAGTACGATTAGGAAATATACTATCACCAGAAGTATTACCAGGTACAAATCTGCAATTCTATAGTTCAGATACACATACTGTATATAGTCCGCAATTATTTATACAATGGGACAATGTAACTCAATTTAATTCTGGATCATTACCTGCTATATCTATTAACGATCAACCTATTATATATTTAGATGGATTTAAGGGAGAATATACAACCGATTCAATAGTTAGAGTATTCGTTAAGTCAAGACCGATGTATCCAAAAAGAACATTTAGTCAGAATCCTTCATATGGTACTGTATATGCGTTACCTACACAATCATATTATAGAATACTTGATGGTCATACTAATGAAGTTATTGTTGACTATAGCGAGTATACAAAATTAGCATGTAACACAGCAGGAAACTATTTCGATTTTTCTACATCAGTATTATATCCTGAACGATTCTATAAGTTTCAATTTAAGTCGATAATATCGAGTAGTACAGTATATTTTATAGACGAATATTTATTTAAAATAGTTAACTAATGAGTTTCAAAAATTATAGAAAATTAGGGTTTGCAGTTACCGAAAGTGACACTGCAGTGCCTAGAAATGATTTAGGGTATCTAATATTAGATAAAAATAATAATCCACAGTCTATATCAATTCCTATAGTTACACAGCTATTTGAATTTGGTAAGTACAGAGAGGTAGTTGATATTGAATTTCTAGAATTATTTCCACCTATACTTACCCCACCTGTAGATGTTGCTGCATTACTAGCACAGATTACTGCATTAAACGCTGCACTAAGTGCTAGTTTATTAGTTCAAGTAGAACCTACACCTGTAGAATTTGATTTGTGGAGAACTAGAAAAACATTTAAACGAATTGTCGACAAACCTGTAAACCCATATGGTGCAGGTACCGACGCGTGGACATCTGAACAACAATGGGCAGATTTTAATTCGGTTATACAATTAATTTTCGGACCATCACTTACGCCTGAATTACAAACATTAATATCTGAATATAGAGCTGAAGTAGCGTTAATAACTGCTACCATAGGCGACGCACCGCAGCCTGGCGGATTGTTTAGTGGTGGTGTAAATTTTGGTGTACAAGTACCATTAACATCTGTAGATGATGCAATACAACCACAACAATCACCGCAACCACTTACATATACTGACATTAGTGCTATAGGGCAGTTTATTAATGATGAGAATATTGGAGATGTAGATACATTCTCACCATTATTGAATCAATCGACAATGACTTTCCTACAAAATACAAACAGATCTTTAATATTAGATGTGAAGGATAGTCAAATAAATGCGTTAGTGTGGGGGGATATACCATGGCCATATTATACATATATCAATCCAATTTCAAATCGACCATTTGTCACATCAATGAGCGAATTTAGACATCATTGTAAAAAGATAGTATATTGGCTAACTATACCACAAATGATGAATATCGATAATGTTGCTACAATTAATGCTATCATAGGGAATACTTCTTGGCGTGTACTGAATAATACAGCAACACAGGCTGATCTAGTAGCGTTATATGAAACTATAGGTAGATTAGAAAATACACCATTAAAAGATAGTAATGGTGATACAATAGCACCAGTAGGAGCAACCGGATATTTCGTTAATATAAGATAAATCTATGTCACAACTTAAATTTTTTGCTTTAGATTCAACAGGACAGCCAAAACTAACGCAGTCAGGATCAAAGGCAGCAACAATAATACGACAATTAAATCAAGCTATTATAGATAATAGGGATTATTCATTTGGATGGTTTAAAGGGCTAAATGTCGAAACAACCGATGCTAACGCATACGAATTTGCGGATGAATTACGAGAATATGCAAAATTTAATGCAAAAAAATCTATATGGGATAACACATTAGCTACAGGCAATTATTTTAAATGGGACTATTATGCTCAAGAATCAAGAGCTACTGCATCACTTAACATAGTAGATACCGAGTTTATTAATGACAGAGCATTCCAAATAAAATCATCAGAACAAAATGGTGATTCTAATTTTATTGAATATTATGGTAGATATCGACCGGAACTTTTTGAGATATATGATGTGTATTATACCGTAGTTCCTACTGCAGGAATAATAATATTACCACCACCATATGATACTTTAAATAGAGAGCATGTATTAGCATGGTTCAAAGGAGTAAATTTAGCACCAACAACAGCTGCTCTAGATAGATATAGAGAAAGAATAAAAAACTATTTAACAGATCCAAGGGTTCAGCCCGATATTAAAATTGATGTTGGGATATTTATATCTAAATAACGGTAATGTCATTTTCCTTCATAAACAGCGATAGTTTAATACAAGTACAGAATTTACCAGATACTGGTAAGTACTATGATGATAGAATAATAGATCTAATACCATCATCATATTATGATATACTTACATTACCGAACTCATCAATAAATTTAGAATTACACGCATACGATTTAGTCGGTAATTATTTAACTGGAACTAGTTACGCCAATACTAACTATTGGGGGTATAGTAGTAATGTAGCAGCGCCTAATCTAAGGTTGAATGTAGATGTAAACAGTATATTGGAAGAATTAGGCCTGCTTCGAGGGCAATATCTATTAGGTACAAATTTGTATAAAC